TTCTATCAAATACTTGTTATCTACAAATTCTTTTACATGGTTCATGCTTAATAAGTTATTAGCAAGAACAAGAGAAGCTTCTAAGTTATCCCCTGATCTATTCATTGCTGCACCTTGATAAAGGAACGACAAATAATCATGTCCGTCTACAGGAGAATGTTTTCCATTTTGAAATTTATGTTGTACTGTTCCATCTGCATTTTTAACAGTAAGAAAAGCAGTTAAAGCAACAACTGACATTACATTCCTATCCTTGATCTAGCTGATCTGCTGTTTCGCAAAGTAGACATTGTTCTAGATTCTCCTGCTGCTGCACCCTTAGATGCTGCACTATTAATAATCTGACCTATTGCAGACTTAGGAATAAATTCTTCAGAATTGAAGTTCAATATTGGACCAGAATAAGTGACGTTTGTTGACGAACCAGCAGCACCTCCTGATGAAGATGAACCTGTACCAGGAATTACTGCTTGGCCTCTAGCTCCTGCTGAATACCGTTGCATACTTGAAGCCATCTTAGATGCTGGTATGACGTACTCATCCTCTCCTGCTTCTCCTACAAGACCCATTGTGGGTCGTGTCACCATTCCACCAGAAGCAAAAGGTTTAATACCATTCGCTATATAATTTCCTTCTGCACTAAACAAACCAGTAGAACCAAGCATATTTGAGAAACCTGCCTTTAAGAACATTGCTCCAATTGATCTTGCGATACCTGCTAATGACTCTCCTAATGACTTTGTTCCGTCAATCAAACCTTGTACCGCAGTTACCATTCCACTAGCAATAGTCTCTTTAATATCTTCCATTTTTACTTTAATAAATTCTGATTCTTCTTTAACTTGTTTTTGAGTAGCAAGGTATTTTTTCAATTCTGCTTCTGACATTCCTAACAACTTAACCCTATCTTCTAAAGCCTTATTGATTTCTTTTAATTTTACAAAATTATCATCATTACTGATGTTTAATTTATTGTTAGCTCTTATCGTTTCTTGTAATTTCTTTTTATCTGCTTCTAAATTTTCAGTACCTTTTTCAAATACTTGTTGTAAACCTGCTACTTCAGTTGCTAAAGCTTCGCTCATACCTGTTTTCTTTAATTCAACAATTTTTTTATCTAATTCAAATTGTTCTTTTTTCTTAGCAAGTAATTCATTCTCACCCATTAACGCTTTGTCTATTGCAACTTCAGCATCTTGTTTTGCAAGCATTGGCCCTGCTAATGCTTCTATTTGTTTTTGAATATCTGCTTTTTTCCTACCTCCTGCTCCTTGTGTTCTTGTTATTGAATCTCGCCTTTTTCTTAATGCTGCAATTTCGGGATTCTTAGTTGTTTCGGCAAATCGTTTTAAACGAGCGTCTTGTGCTCCTTGTGAAATTTTAAAGAAACGATCTGCTGCATTAATTAAATTTGCAATTCCAGCCTGAACCTGTGTAAAGAATATTCTAAATTCACTACTTACTAAACGTAAATTATCACCAAACAATTTCAAATCTGAAGCACCTTTTGCTCCTACAGCATTAACTAACTGCTGCATTGCTGCGTTAAACGCTGCTTGTTTACCTTGCAACGTTTCAATCATCTTTATGCGTTCACCTTCAGCCGTTCCAGCAAGACCTAAAGAAGTAACAATCTGACTTGTATCTTGAGTAAAGCTTCCTAATGCTTGACCTAATCTTGCGGTGCTAGACACTATTGAAGAAATAAGTTTATCAACTTGTTGTCCCAAAGCACTTAATAAGATTTGAGCACCAAAACCTCCTGATTTGCCCATTTTGCCTTGCAGTGCAGCTCCAGCAAGACCACCACCAACAGCACCTACGCCACCACCAAAGAGAAGAGGGAAACCAGCTCCAAGCATTAAACTTTCTCTCATTTGACCTCGTTCCTTACGTTTAGTCGCAGCTCTTTGTCTTGCTTTTGCACCTATCTTTTTAAGTCTTGCATTTTCATCTTTCTGTACTTTTTCACCTTCTTTGTAAGCAAATTCCAACTCTTGAACTTGTGCAGTTGCTTTTCTCAAAGCCAAACTATACATACTTTGATCCTGCCCTGGAGCAGCATTTTTAACTAAGAAATCAACAGAAGATGCCGCAGATCTTGCACCAGCTACTTGACCTGCTTTACCTGCCTTAAAGGATGCTGAAACTTTTCTAGAAGCAAGATTATTTAATCGTCTTTGTAAGTCAGCAGATTTTTCAAGAAGTCGTCTATTTGCATCTTCTTGTTTTGCTTTCTTTAATTTTTGTTGATCTGCTTTCTTCTGTGCATTTACTCCTGCTTTATATTCACGTTCTAATCTTGAAACTTGTGCTGTTGCCTTAGATAATGCTTGATTATATAAATTTTGATCGCCTGTATCTGCTGCTGCAATAACACTACCTGCTGTTTCTCTTGCTGTAGCAATTGCACTAGGCTTAACACCTGCAAACTTTTGAGCACCTTTAGAAGGATCAAGAACATCTAGTCTTTCTTGTAATCGTCTTCCTTTTTCAAAACCAATAGACCTTTTAGAAGAAGCTCTATTTAAGGCATTTAATTGCTCAACAACACGACTTAATTCAGACCCTAAAGCTCGATACGTTTGAATATTTCTAGCAGTAACTTTCCCATTTCTATCTGCTGCACTTCCAACCTCTACTTCTGCTTTTTGTAATTTTTTAAATCCCTCCTTTAATTTTTCAACCTGTGCGTTTAAAGCTCCTCTTACACGAGTTGCCTCTTCACCTTCTCTACCTGCAAATTTCGTAGGAGAAAGCCCTGCCGAACCTGCTTCTCTTATCTTTCGATTAACTAATCCTTTTGCAGCACCTAACTTTAATCTTTTTTGTAAGATTTTTTCTTCTATATCTGCTCTTTTTAATGCCCCTGCTTCTTCTCTTTTAATTAACCTTTGTTTTCTTTGAATTACTTCTAACTCTCTTTCAACAGCTCTCTTTTCTGTAACTTGTCTTGCTTTTTGCATTCGCACTTCAGCGTATGCATTTCTACGTCTATTCCTGTCTGCATCTTTAACAAATCGCCCTTTCTTATCCCTGGGCATATCAGGATCAACTGTATTAAATTTTTGTTTTGCTCTACTTAACCCTGCATTTATAGCCTTAATTTTATTTTCTATTTGTTCAGCATCTTTTGCAGCATCCTTAAAAGTCTTTCCAAGATCTTTTACCTTCTTTAAATTCTGTATAACAATATTTATATTGGTATTCAGATCAGCCACAGTAAAATTCCCTCCAGTTTCTTCAGTTTACCTACGTCTGCGAGCTTTTTGCATTTCTTCTTCTTGATCTTCGTTTAAGATTTGAAAATAAGCACTCCATCCTAATAATTCATTGAAAGTTAAATTACGGATCTCAGTCAAAGATTTCCCTAACTCCTTTGCAACAGCAAATTGAAGCATTAACAAGGGATCTTTCCTGATCTCCGCACTTAGAATTTTGGGTCGATAGGCTCTTCCTCTTCTTCAGAAATAACAGCAAGCATTAAAGCTTGTAAATCTGAGTCTCTTACTTCGTTCTTTAAAACATCAATTTCACCAATATTAAACAACCTTTGACCATTTTCATCTTGTGCTTTTGTCATTAAAAGTCTTAATGCAAATTCATTAGCATCGTCAGACTTTGCTCCTTTTTGTGCTCTTTCTCTTTCAGCCATTGTTAAAGGAGCTACCCACATTTCAAAAATAGATCCATCAGATAATTCAATTTCTTTTCTGACAGATTCTAAATTTGCAGCTTTTTTTAAACGATCTATAGCTCTTAACGATGCTCGTGAAGATTTAGGGCTAGTTGTCATAACAAAAATTGATACAATTTTATTCTAACCTAATAGACAATAAAAAACCCTGCATAAAGCAGGGCTTATGAAACATTCCATGTTCCAAGACTATTATGTCGAACTTAAGTCAAAAGTAGGAACTCCTGCTGGACGGAAGTTAACTGATACTTCTTGAGCATCATCAGGGTTAACGCTGAAACTTGCAGAAGTTAATGTTGCATCAAAGCTAATTGAACGGCTAAGAGTGTCACTAACGTTTCCACCACTAAATACACGGTCTGTATAAAGTTTAAACGCTGCACCAACTTGCTGACGTTGAAGAACGTCTTCTACCAATCTGTTTGATAAAGCTGAATCTTCATTTGTCATGTATGTAGAAGCAGTACCAGAACCATCACCAAATCCAGCGATGTACTTTCTAAATGGAACGTATTGACCAGGAGCTTGACCAATTGTTGTTACATCAATCTCAGCTCTTTCAATTTCAAAAGTCCACTCTCTTACTTGCCCGATAGAAGCAAAATCGTTGTAGTAAACTTGAAATTCGTTAGGAGCTGCTGCTGTTCCTACGTCAGTCAAATCAACAGCAGAACCACCATTAGTAGCAGAAACTGTTAAAGCTCCTGTAGCCGCAGTGTATGTTTTTACATAGTAAGTCGTTCC